TGCAATTAGGCATCCAGAAGACAAAAAACCTTCTTGTTATGTGGGTAATCCACACATTCACGTTAAATTAGAAAACAAAAATTATGTTATTCAAGGTGCTTATGGACCCCGCTCTGAAGCGGGTAGGTTAGTAAATCCTGATTTAACACCCAGAATTGTAATTTTTGAAGATCCAGATCAAGAATAATTTATTTCTTCTTTGACCGCTTGAGTACTTTATTTGCTTTAGCATCAATCTTCTCTTTTTCAGATTCAGAGAGATTTCCCTTCGCTACTTGCTGAGTCGCACGAGCTTTTGCATTAGCGGCATGACTTTTATCCGGCATCGGATATTTTCTCTCCGAAGGTAAACCAAACGTAGATGATTTCAACTTTTTACGCTTCTTTGTCGTTAATGTGCTCATTTTTTAGCTCCTTTTTTAGACTCTTTGGGTTGATAAAGTGGTGCATGATTGGCTTCAGCTTGTTTTAAAATCTCCGCACGCGCTTTTACGCGGGTATTCAAAATATCGGCCATGGTTTCAACATGCTGTTGCTGGATTTTTCCGGCTTCTAATTGATTTTTTTGCTGCCCTTCTAGCGCTTCTAATTGCATTTGTTGTTGTTTGAGTTGAAGTTCAGCTTTTTTAATTTCAGTTTCAACTTGCTTTAACTGTAATTCTTGCTGCTTTATTTGCGTTTCTTGCTGCGATTGCTGAATCTTCATTTGCATTTCTTGCATCGCTAATTGTGCTTGTTGTTGCTGAGGACTGGGCGGTTGAGTAGGCATAGGCGGTAATTTTTTTCCCGTCATTGCTAATACTCGTGGATCTAGAATTATTTCCGCTCGTTTTGCTAATTCTTGCGCATCATTGACATCCATGTTCCTCACCACAACATCGCCATAAATACTCATCAGTTGAGGATCTACTTGCACCAAATCCATGAGTTTTTTAGCCATTTCTTGTTGCTGTAAAATAAAGGAAGGTCCTGATTCAATCGTAATTTCATATCTTCCTTCAGTAATCATGCTCGCAGGATCTTGCGGATTATTAACGGTGACCTGTTTTGACTTTCCATCCCTTCCGATCACATTCATCATGCGCTGGGTATCATAAATTTTGGGTATTAAATCTAAAATCACTTTACCAGTATATTCAATGGCACGGTCTAATTGATCAAAATTAAGAAAAGTCGTTTCATTACTTTGCCGACTTCGGGCATCAATTGCTACACCGGAATCTTCATTTCCTTGCTCGCCCTGAATAGTATCACTGCGACCAATGAGCTGATTAACCATCTCTCCAAACGTCTGAATAGAAACAAATAATCCTTGGGGCACATCACTCGGCAGAAGAGGAACGGGTCCTTGTGGAAGCTCTGCCGTGGCGTTATAAAGGAAGGTTCCTTCATAAGACCAAGGATTCTGCCACATATCCATCGCATCTTTAGGAATAGAGGCAGGCGTTGCTTTAAACCGCTCTCCTCTAAAACGGGTGAGTACATCAGCCAGATTAGTCGTGGCAATATTTAATGCTTTTTGCGCATCCTCGGCCATTTTAGTAAAAGGGATTACATATTCCATCCCCTTTTTGTCAATATAGCTGTCCCCAATAATGCAGGGAGAGGGCAAATATTTACTCGGCCATTCTTGTCGCTTAATAATTTTCGTCCCACACACAATATATTCCATGATTTTATATGTTTTTGTTTCTCTTTCTTTTATTTTGACAAAAGGAGGAGTCTGCTGCGCATTGGGCGCCATATTTTTCATTGAAATCTTATTATTAAGAGTTTTTAGGTTATCGTTTACTTTATCTAAATCACAACTTATTTTTTCAATGTTATTGGATAAACACGCAATCGTTTTTGTGTAATATTCTTTTCTGAAATGATGGCAAATAGTGAGCATATCTTCTTGCTCGTTATTTCCTGCCGGGGTTGCCCACACAAAGGTGGCTTGATCGGCGACATTATTTTGACTTAACATCGCCTCAATTTCATCTTCAGAAATATTATATTGTTGCATAAAAGGTGTTTTATGCATCTGAATTGACCACCCGCAAAAATCCCCATCTTGTTTTAAGGGCTCAACTCCATTGAGATCATAATAATGTTTCGTGGGATCATTCGACAACTCTATCTTCGCAACCTGATCAAAAGACATATGATCAGCCCAATCTCGCCTAATTTTCCACGCTCCGATGCCGAAGAGAGAGCACTTAAATCCTGTTTGATAAACCACATCCGTATTAGAGTTATACGCAATCGTGCGTACAATGTTTTCAATAAGCTCAATTCTTTTCTCAATGACTTCATCTTCTAAATCAGATCCAGGACTTCCTTCAATCATTCTCACTTGTATGTTACGCGTAGCCATACGCTGTGCACCGACTATTTGCTTAATCATCAAATAAAGCCGATTGACACTCAAACGGGGGCGTTTATGCTTTTCATAATAATCTTTTTCTTCTTGCGCCCATTGCTGATCTTCATCCATGACAAAAGCTTGCGCACGATGATATTCGCTGATATTGGGACCAAAAGTGGAATAATAAGACTGAATCTCTTTTTTAATTGTCTCTAAGAGTTTTTGATCATCTTCTTCATTCACCTTCCCTGATGAATTTTTAGCCATTATGGAATCCTTCCGTGGTTCATAAATGATTTGCAGAGATCTGCAGTCTCTTTTATATCATTTTGACCGCTTTTATGCAATCTCACTGCGATATATTGTAGACAATCTTGGGGTTCTGAAATCGGATGAAGCTTCTCAGGGACTTTTTGATACATATCTTCCCCCTTCCCCAGCATTTTCACCGATTTTAAGCAATAGTGGCCATTAAATCCTTTACGAAGTACAGGGCAACCAGAACGAGAAATTAAGAGCGCAGGTTTTCCTTGGACCATCCTATTGAGATAATGCCGAACCGACTCTAAACGCATATCTATGTCATTGGTGAGTGCTGCTGTGGTAGGTTTAAAAGTTCTGCTAATCACTTCAATGAGAGTTGGTTCAAAGATATTCCGAGCACTTCGTGCCCCTCCCGCTGGATCTCCATCGGAATAAGCAATGGTAAACCTATCCATCCGATGTTGCGCCCAATACGGTTTAACACGCTCTTCCAGCAAGTTTTCAATCCCCATATTCTCGGTGATAAATTCTTTAATCACACGAAGCTGACCATTGATCATTTGAGCAATGAGCAAGCACGGGGTGAGACCAAAATCCCACGCCAGATATAAGGGCTCTTTTTCGACATAGTCGATATTCTCAGTCGAATGAAAATCATCATTGTATTCTTCATAAACTTTTTTACCTTCGGCGAGAGTTCCGTAATCACCTTTGGCATAAACGCGAATATATTCTTTGGTTTTACCAATCACTAACGTTCGCCAGTAGCCTTCTTGCTGGCCTTTTTGATTTTCAGATTCAGGATTTAATCGATAGCCAATTTCCGAGTCAGGCGCATCAATCACCCAGGAAGGTTGCCTGAAAAAATGATAACCAAAAGGTTTTTCGATCTCCGCCATTTTGTAATACCAATTATCAGTATCGCACGGGTTTAAATCGCCAATGACTTCTTTTTGATAAAATTGTCCACTAATAATTTGTTGATCAGGATAGCGACCAATACGACCTGTTGCACCATCAAAAATACATTTGGGAAATTCTTTTAATTCGTTAAGATAAATACGCGTAACTTCGAGTGAACCTAATTTTTTAATATGTTGAGGGCGATCAAACGCTAAAAACATCACTTCCCATTCAATCCATCCCAAACCATCGTTAAATCTCACATGGAAGCACGGATAAAGGTTGTCGGTGAATCTTTTTAACTTTCCAGCAGCAGGTATACCTAATTGACCAAACCAGGCTAAAAACGTTTTAATCGTGGTTGATTCAAGTTCGCCATAGGTATTTCTAAAAATACCATCCCGACAATAACGAACGCCATTTGCTGATTTTGGCATGCTCATCGCACCCAAAATAAGCTCGGAAATACATCCCACCGATTTACCCGAGCCATAAGGACCCATAATAAATTTTACTTCGGCTTTTGTTTGATGAAATTTAATTAACGTGGGTTCTGGATTATAGATTACATCCGAATCATCGGGGCGTCCTCCTGGAATCATATAACCAAATTCACCGATTCGATGAATATGCTGAACATTCTCGGATTGAGATACTTTCTCTAAATTAACCAGTATCCGATTCGTCCGATCCAGTAGCGTTGACATCCTTGTCTTCCTTCTTTTTTAATTCTTCCTCTAATTCTTCTACTAACTTAAGCTGTTTTAATAGTTCGTGAGTTTATTTTTGTAAATTTTTAATTGTATCTTTGTCTACTGACTCATAATTATGCTCATTATTCCATTTCAATTCTTCTACTAATTTTTTCAGATCTTCGTTCTCTTTCT